CTACCTTGAAATTTCTTTTTCAACCTCATCCAGTACTTTTAAAACAGAGCGATCTTCTTTTCGTGCTGAAATAACAGAAAACACTGCATACCGGAATTTAGCCATTTCCGCTTTGCCCAACTGCTGCTGTTCTCTGCCTGTATGCCCTTCAATTCCGCCGTCTACAGCTTCATTTTCAGAATAGCGCTTTGTTTCCGCATAACCGGTAATAACTTCAAGTAGACGCTCATTTTCAAACTGCCGCTTTGGGGAGTATTCCGCAAACAGTTCATACAAAGTCAGCGCATCATACGGGGACAACGTTTCTGATGGAAAAATGCTGTATGGCTCTGCAATCCGATCACACTCCACCCCTTTAATTAAGGCTTCAATGTACGGCTCCGGTCTGGTGAACCACACACCTAAACGAATAACCCGCAACAGCTGCATGCGCTCATCTTTGGAAAAATCATCAAAATCAAAAACAGCCCCCACAGCCTCAACCAGCTTGCCGCCCCGCAGCAATTCGCAAAGGCTCTTCGCAATACTCTTACGCTTCACTGCGGTAAGCATTGCGTTGATTTCATTAATCTGAACAACTTCAGCCTCAACTCTTTCCTGCAACAACGAATAACTATGCTCTGTGATTTTTAACTGCTCCGGGGAACTCTTTGCGCACAGCTTCGAAAGCTCTTCCGCTCGCTGTTCCGGCTCTTCAGACGTTATATCCTGTGAAAGAAGCATGTAGGCTTCTTCACTCTCCCTGCACAGCACCATGTTTGAAATGATGCGTATATCAGAAGCAATAAGCATCTCCGCATAGGTATCCATAAGAGTTGATGCAGCCTCGGAATCATACGCCGCAACCTCGCATAAAAAGCTGCACGTCAGCGCCGATAAATTTTGCCGTAACTGCGTTGCATCTTCTTTGCTGTCTTTGCCACTGATCACCCGTGTAAGTTCTTCTGTCTGAGTCAACTTAAGCTGAAGATCTGCCAAAGCTGCAAGCAGCGTACTTTGCGCAACCTTATCACTGGCAGATTCGCAGGCAGTGGCAAATGCCCGTCCAAGCGTTGCTGCATCCTGACATAAACCTGCCAGCCGCTTCGCGCACAATTCCCGAGTCTGTTCTTCAACACGCTTTTTACGGGCAAAACTTTCGGATTGCGTATGCAGAACTGCGTTTCCTGCCAATTGAGATGCAATCACCCCCTTTGTATTGCCATCCCCTTCGGCAACGGCCTTATAGAAAATCTCTGAAGGAGACGTGCCGATTCCCCGCTGCGAACGCATCTCTTCCTCAGCACAAACTATTTTTTCCAACGCAGACAATGCGTCCAGTGTGTCATCAGGCATTGCCTTTTTATCTTTCTTTTTCATCGGACACCTCCTGAGCTACGGCATTCACGAACTACAAGTTTTTAAACAGAGAAAGCCCCTGCTGTGCCCTGTCGATAACAAACAACGGATTAGTCAAGGTCTCCCCCCATGAGTCCTGCTGCCATTCCTTGTTGACCGGAGTACTCAGCGCCTTGGATTTAACAGCGGAAACATCGTACTCCCAAGCCCTCATCTCGCTTTCATAACGGGCATCATCCATTCTATCCTGTGCAGCAGCTCTGTTGTTTACCAACAAATCAATTGCACTTCCTGATGACAACGCGACATTTCCCGCCGCAAGCATGCTCTGGGTACGCCCCTCTGCCTGCAAAGCACTTCGGCGTTCTCGGTTAACAACAATGTCCCCCTCTGCTCTGGCGTGTTTTGCTTTTTGCTCTGCTGCGTAGACATCAACAGAGGACGTATCAACAGGCTGGCTGGAGACAACCCCGCCGCTGCTCTGGTTCATGCCGACTGCTGCTCCGGTTGCGGTCAGCAACGCCGATAGTCCAAGTACTGAGCACATGTTTTACTCCTTATAAAATGCATAAAATGGCATGTTAAACGGACCAAAAGGAACGGGGGAGTCTGCCAATGTAAATCCCACCCTGCGAAGCCATGCCATTGATTGAGTATTACGGGCATCCACCATGTTCCGAAGAACCGGAAACACCTGCTGCATGCGCGGAATTACCTCCGCAGGAAAACGCAGAAAAGCTTTCATATCAGAATACACCTCTTCTGCTCCCAAAAGCCACGGCTGCCCTTCTCCTGCGTACAATGGCGAGGGAGCAGCACCAAATACCGCCGCAACGACGCCCTCAACCTCTGCACACCAAAGCAGAGTTGAATATCTTGCGCAGGCAACAAGTACTTCATCAGGATCGTGTCCATGCGCAGCCCAAACCTCATCATAATCCTGCCGACGCAAACGCCCCTGTAGCGCAATTGCATCATCAATATCCGCTCTGCGAATAATCACCTGTCTCCAACCTCCACCTGCATTGCATAGGAAAGCAGTGTCAACGGCAGCGGCTTTTCCTGCCTGAAAACCACATTCGAACGGTTTCCATATCCGCTGTTCACTTCAATAACAGCCTCACTGTTTTGAGACGGGAATACGGAGTCAGTCTGCGGCATGCCTTCCGTGTCCACAAAAAACTCCTCCACTCCCTCAATCCCCACTTGCAATGAAGGCGTATTGTGTACTTGAACGTTCACCCTGCTAACCCGTCGCGTCTTCCCCACACTGCTGCCGCTTTGCAGAACAATTTCTTTTTCTGTCGGTATAAGCTCAGAAGCATACGACAAGCCTGCATGCACTACGGAAGCGGGCTGAGAAAGAGTTATTGCCCCGTCTGTAACCACCGAAGGAGGCATTACAAATCCATCAGCAAGCACATGAACAGTCTTCCCTTCCAGATGTTCCAAACCGGAAAATGTTTTTTTAGGCTCCCCGCTGTAGCTCATACCGGAATCAACAAAGAAAGAGCCGTCCCTATCCCCTGACTGAAATGCTGCAAGGCGCTCAACATACCGACGCTCTTCACCGTCAACCAGACGGGACACAATGCACCAAATTTCGTCACCTTCTGCACCGTTAATGCAGCATATGGATTCAAACTTTCCATCCGTGCTGTGCCTATGCCACCCGACAACGTCATGTTCCCGTTCGTAGGTAAACGCAGCCAGAGTTCCATCGGCCAATACGCACCAGATAATTGAATACGGCTCCTGCTGGTACGCCCATGAAACTACAGCGTTATTTCTCAACAAATGTTCAGAAAGAATGGAAAGCTCTGTGCCGATGTACCCGTCTTTTTGCAGTGAATATTGGAACTCGCGGATAACCTTTCCGCCCCGTTGCAGAAAAAGGATACTGTCACCGATAATAAGAGGCGCAACAGGCGCAGTGCCGATTGAACTTTGCCTCTCAAAACTGATAGAGGAAGGTGACACAGCCTGCTGATCTCCTCCGGTTAAACTCCACTCGCTTCCGGCTGTTCCGAGAAGAAGCTGCTTGCAGGGAATCATCCATTCTATTCTGTTCACCCTGTCAGCAGCGATCGTGGCAGAAATGCTGTCGTCATCGCGCAACGGGTCAGAGATGTTAAAGTTGGAGTAACTGCCCGAACGACTCATCCACAAAGTCTGGGGCTGCTTGTTGCTTGCAGCAAGGCATAAGCGCTGCTGATAAAACTGCACAACTGAAGGATATTCATCCACATTTTCAAACACATGTCGGGTAAGAGAGCATCCTTCAGAAAAATCAGGAGTTATGCCCTTATCTGTCCATTTTTTACCAGTAGCCTGTCCGGCGTACCCGAACCTTCCTGACTCATCCCAGCATTTATAAATGGCAAAAACCGCCTCATCATGCTGCGAATCCCACTCAAGCGCCACTGAAGCACTGGCACTTAGCTCCTCAGGAGCCTTTACTGTCACCTTCTGTGACGCCTCGCTTTCCTCCCGAGTAAACGGATCAATAGCAGTAACCACATACGAGTATTCCCTTGAACCGGAAACAGCAGCCTGCCCAGTAAGCGTATCAGGAGCCGTCATCCCGCTCCCGAAAATCATCACCTTCACTTCCCACAAAGAATGCCCCTTTCTGCACAGCTTATGCGGCTTACAGTACGGGCAGGCAATAAAAAGAATGTCTGCGGACTGGCAGATGGACAACGACCACAGCATGTCGCTTGTCCATGGGCTTGTAAGCTCTACAGGGGCACCTATGTCATTCAGCACCTGCCCCCCGTCCTTCCAGAATCGGATATATTTATGACCGAATTCAAGAACGTAGTTTTGATCTGCATTGAATGTAAACGGCAACAGGCGAACACGCGCTAAGCCTTCTTTGCATCTGCCCAGAAACTGAAATCCCGGACGGCGGGTTGCCGGACCGTGAGACAGAACAACCATATTCTTCAAAGAGGAACATCCGTTCGTATATCGAACCTGATCTGTTCTGGCGCCCATCAAAGGAGAAAGTTCTCCCCCGTTAAAGCTGTTTTGAACAACAGTAACCGCACTCATATTTCACTCCTGTATCCCCCGCAAAATTTACAGAGATCTGGCTTGCAGCCATCCGTCTGTCTCACTCACCTGCTGTGTACCTTCAGCACCGTCAACCGCGGCGGCACGGGCAAAGGAATCAACATATTTTCTAAACATCGCCTGCTCCAGCTTCACGCTGTTCATCAGCGGCACCGCCAGTTCTGCTGCAAGCTTACGGGCAAAAACTTCTACAAAAAGTGCAGGATACTGTGCAGGGTCTACAACACGGACGGTGATGACAGCCTTTGCAGGGCTGCCGTCCGTGTACAGCACCTTCCCTTCCACAACTTCAAAAGGTCTGCCGTCTTCCAGCTGACGCACACCAATACAGTCAGCCGGAAGCTGATACGCGCATGAAAAGGCAAACGCCGGAGCATCCGGGAGTTGCGGAAGGCTCACATAACGTGTTGCAAAGCTCCAATGGTGCGATTCAAGCAACTCATCACGCACTTCTTCATACAGCTGACTGCAAAGCTGAGCGCCGCGAGTTTTTTCATCGAACGACGAAATCGAAGCTCCCCCGACGTACTGCAAACCTTTATTGCAGATAGACACTGCCGATCTCATACTGTCTCCTTTCCATATAATTGTATGCCCGGAGAACCTGATGGACTCCGGGCACAATTCTATCTTCCGCTACCGGAAAAACACCTTAGCGAGGCAGGAAGTCGCAGAACACATCGACTGTACCTGTCACACTGGAATTATCTGTTCCGACACGGCAGCGCATATATTTAGGAGCATTGGACGGCACCGGAAGGCGCGCAATTTCCTCACCGCTTCTGCACGTTGTAACAGTGCCGGAAGTGACTTTGGAAAAACTAACCGGCAGCACAGTGAAGTCCGCATTGTTATCACTGCCCTCAATCTGAAGAGTTACGCGGGTGCCCGCTGGAAAAGTGACATCCTGCGCAGCAGCCATCACCAATTCAACAGCCCCCATTGTAGAACCAGCTTTATTGGAACCGCCGTTGCCCACGGCATCCGCACTAGCAGGGAGAGTCTGTGCTTTTGCCAAATATTCACCGTTTACGCGTAAAGTATGTTTGTACATAGTCAGATCACCTTATTGATTACACAGTTCGAGCAGCTTCAGTGCCGTCAAGGAAGTTGTAAGAGGTCACAATTTCTACGCCGTTCCAGTGGGTCACCTGTCGGTCCAGATCACGCCCACCCGGAAGTACCTGCAACGATTTACCCTTATGTTCATTGAGGAGCGTCTGAGCTTTACCGTGCATGAACAGGTAGGTGTTACCGGATGTTGCACGAACATCGGCAAGCAGGTCATCAATCATCATGGCAGTCGGCAAGTGCTCTTTGTTAATGTTCACAAGGGCTGCAACAGAGTGCGCGTTGGCAATCTGCAAACCGAAATATGCTTTCAGTCGGCAGCCGTAGCAAAGAACGCCTTCATGTTTACCGGAAGCAGCTTTGTACAGCTGCCCGCCGTTGATAGGCTGAACATCAAGCAGCGTACCCTGCTTAAAGCTTTCACTTGAATACAAACCTGTTGTTTCACCGGACACAAATCGGACAGCCAGCATTGAATAACAATCATCCGTAGAAGCACCGGCACTGACCATGCGCTTGTTGTCCGCAGCCCAGCGAAGGAAGTTGTCATAGATAATGCGCTGCTCGGCAGCCATGCCGGACTTTCGGATAATTTTTGGAAGCTTACGGGCAAAGTACGCTTCCTTGTTTCCGAACATGCGTGCTGTATCTTCAGGACACTCGATTTCACCGCCAAGGATTGAAAGGTCTACCTTTTTCAGGTCACTGGTTACGTCCACACCGGGAAGCGGCGCGTTCATTTCCACCCAGCCTGCACCTTCCACATCCGTCACGTCTTCGTACATGTTCCAAAGCCCGTGTGACGCTTCCTCAAACGGAATAACGCCAAGAACCGGAGCTTCTTCTGTTAAGCTGTCTACCTGCTGCGGCTGTTTTGCACTGTGAATAGTTGCCAGTTCTTTTAATGTTGCACCCATGTTTTCCCCCTAGCGAGTTTTAAAAACTTCATTACGTAAAAAATCTTCAGTAGACATGGAACGGGTGGCAGCGCCCCCTCCTGCATGCGGGATGAAATTTTCCTCCTGCAACAGATCACCCACGCAAGCCATCATTTCCGCAAAAACATGGTTGTTCCCAAGCCCTGCCTCAAGCATAGGCTGAAGTCTTCCGCCAAGTTGCGTATCAAGCGCCCTGACAGCACTGTTGGCAACTGACAGACGTTCATCAAACTGCCCCTTCCATGCTCCGGTCTGAAGCAGATGCATGGAAAGCTCCCGCTCTGCATCCATCTGTCTGGTCTGTTCTTTTAAATAGAAATCCACCGCCTGTTGCGCCTGCTCGTTGCTTAATCCGCAATCCGCGCAGAATGAGCGGTAATTTTCCAGCAACTCCTCCGACACAGGAATATTTTCAGGAAACTTTACTGAAAAAGGCTGTGCTCCCGCCGCAGCGCCATCAGGCACTGAGTTCTCCTGACGAGGGGCACCTGCGGGATTCTCTTTACTGCCCGCGGGACTCTTCTGCTCAACAGCATGCGAAGCCTCCGGTGAGCCACCAAGTACCGTGTGCCCGCCTGTGGCAGCACCGCCCACGCCAGCCGGCGCAGGATGTGCTGTCTGCTGCGGATTCATCGCACCTTCACGCCCTGCCCCTTCGGCACCTGAACCGACTACGCCAGAGCCAACACTCTGCTGTGCCCCAATATCCGGTTTAAGATCTGTTCTTCCCGTTACGGTCTGCATCGCGTTCCTCCCTGTGCAACTGCACTCTCTGATGCCGTCATCTCTTTATTACTAACTTTCACTACAGCCCGTTCCCCTCTGCTGCCCACTCTTTTGAAAACTGGAGCTGCAACCGCACATGGCAGACAGGATCTGCCAGCGCGACATCAGCCATACGATCACGCGCATATTCCAAAAGAGCGACCCGTTCGCGCATATGTTCATCCCGTGCCAGCCGGTTATTCATGCAGGCCTCATCCAGCCACATGCGTAACACCCGCACTCCTGCTCCGGATTCAAGACGCAAAACTTCCCGCAAGTCATGCAAATAGGAAAGCATGCGTGCTTCTGCATCAACTCCGCGAGCCTGCTCTGCACCGTAGTCCTCTACCAATAACTGAGACAATTCCTGTTCACTCAGTTCGCATAGTCCCTGCAATTCTGTATCAATCTGCATCTGTTCCCTGCTGATTACCGCCCGGTAAATGACAACGCTTCCTGAAGCAGTTTTTTCGATTCATCATCACTTCCCATGCCTAATGATGAGGCGAGTGTTTCCCATAATTCCGGTGAATCCTTTTCCGCTTTCGCCACAGACATTACTGTTCTGGCCAGCGATTCCATCTGTTCCGGTAATTTTTCTTTTTGAATCTGCTCCTGAACGACACTGCGGCGCGCCGCCACATCTTCATCGGAACGAAGTATCCGCGCCGGAACTCCCGCTGTTGAAGCAAGCTCATCAACACACTGATCAAAGTCGAGTTTATCCAGCACTGACGGTGCCACTGTTGCCATACGCCCGACCTGCTCGGTCAATTGCCGTATGGCATTGGCTCCCGACATTTTCTGAGCCTGAGCAAGAACTGATACGTACTCAACTTCCAACGCCCTTCCTTCCAGTTCCGGTGGTGCCGCAGGCATTTTTCCCGAACGCTGAAGCACGCCGAGCATGCGGGAAAGAAGCGGGTCAAGAATTTCTGTCTGGTGGCGTTCAATAACAGGCCCGAGCATAACCATTTTTTCCTGACTGCGTTCAAGCACTTCCGTTGCAGTAATGTTGCTGCGCCCTTCACCTGTAAACATCAGAAAAAGATCATTGAAAAAGCCTTCTCTGATTCCGCGGCGCACATCATCAATCTTATATGAAACAGCCTGAATATCAGGATTGATCTGATACAACGGTGACACAGCATCCTGCTGGGAACTGTTTACAAAATTCTGTGCACCCGGAATAAGGTTCAAGCGCTGCTTATAGCCAGCCGGAACACGCATAGGCGGATTCACAACCTTATGAACGGCAAGCAGCTGGCTCTTAGCCATTTCCTGAAGCATTTTCACATCGGGCATAACATCCATTGCCGGTGAATACCCGTACACGTCTGCCCCTGTAACATCCCACCTGCCGCACAAGTGGGGGAATTCCATGAACCCGCTTTCGCTCAGGACAGCAGTAGCATCTGTCCCCATCTCAAAGGTAATCGAAGCCCACGGCATATTTTTTCTGCCTGCCAGAACAGGAGTTCCTCTACCGGATGAGACAATGCTCTTTCCCTCGCGCGGGCAGACAAGATGCCCGACTTCAATCAAGCTGTACGGATCGCGTACAAGCATCCGCCTTGCTGTGCGGGAGAGTTGTTCCTCTCCAAACTGCGCAGCAAGTTGACGCGCAGTCATTTTTGTTCGCCGCAGTACCGTATCTATCTTTCCGTACCGGTCAGATGCCCACGCGTATTCACCGCATGTCAGGCAGGAGAAACTGAACGGACGCTGAAGGTCGGAAGCCATGTACATATCTGCTGAGCCGAAGGCTGCCAGTTCCGAATACATGCTGTGCGCCGCCTGATAAAATCCCGCATGCGCCAGTTCGTTGTAAATTCTGTTCTCAACCGCATCGAGCCACAGCCGAACCGATGCAAGCTCCATCAAATCTTTTTCTACAAGCCGTAAACGAAACCACGGCTGCGCAGGAGAGGTAAGCCCGCTCTGCATGCCCGCCGCAAGAATGCGAATTGATCTGGATGCGGTGCCATCAATAATTTTTTTACTGAAACGGCTGCCCGTGCCGGATCCGGCATAGGAAAAGGTTCCTTTGTGCGGCACGATATATTGTGAAACATCCCGCCATGCAGGCTCCCAGTCGTTTTTCTTCCCTTCCAGAAACGCCGCCGTATTACGCACATTCTTTAATAATGACTGTGGCACCGCTCCCCCTGTGAATTCACCGGAACACCGGCAAGCATAGCCGTAACCATGCGTTAGCTTCCTAAAAGAGTGTTTTTCCGAACCCGAGCCTCGGACTCATCTCCCATTCCTCCGGTGAGAATCGTCGCTCTTTTGCTGCCCTGTGCAGCCTGACTTTTTGCCACAGCAGAATACAGTTCGGCTTTATTTGCTGTCTGCTTCTCCTGCACAGAAGGTGCTTCCGGCGGTACCGGAGCCGGTGGCGGTGACACCACTGAAATTTTCCCTTTTCCTCCGCCCAT